GAAAGAACTTACATCAAAAGAACAAGATTTTAGACGTAGAAGGTTTGCTCCTTATAGTGATCAATATTTAAAACGATTACAAAAAGAAGGAAAGTCACAAAAAGTTGATTTATTTTTTACAGGAAGAATGTTAGGATCTATTACAGGCAAAGTTAAATCTTCAAGAAAGGCATCTATATTTTTTAACAATGCTGAAATGAGAACAAGAGCTTTATTTAATCAAGTATTGAATGAACCTAAAAGAGAATTTTTTGGATTTGATACTCGTACAGAAAAACTTATAAAGAAAGAGTTTGTTCAGTTTATGGAAAAAGAAATTAGAAAGATGAGATTATGAGTACAAGAGAGAATATAGCATCAAACATAGCTTCAACTATTAGTGGTATATCAAGTCCAAGTATTAAGAAGGTTACTAGACAACCCTTTGATATTGATGAGCTTTCTGACAAACAATATCCAGTTGTAATAATACAAACTAGTGAGGAAACAAGAGAGGATATTGAAATGGGTGAGGGTGCAAGAACAAGGCAAGGAACGATAGACTTTGTGTTATCAGGTTTTGTCAAAGGTGCAGAGGTCAATATTGATACAAAAAGAAATCAATTAATTACTGCTATTGAAACTGAATTAGAATCTGATATTACTAGAAGTGGTAATGCACTTGATACAGAAGTCATATCTGTTGAAACTGATGAGGGGACTCTATTCCCTATTGGTGGGATCAGGATGACTATTAGGTGTATTTACACATTTGAATCAGGAACACCTTAAGGAGAGACATGGCTAGTATAGAAAAAAAATTAGATAAAATAGAAAAGAAAATGGATGCAATTGAGAAATTGCATGATAAAGAATCTCTACTTTGTGAAGAAGTAAAAGACATAATAAGTGAGATAAGAGAAGAAAACTCTGAGGATGAAGATTTTGAAGATGAAGATCTTGAAGAAGATGAAGAAGAAGAGTTTGACGAAGACGATGAAAAATAATATAAACAACTTAATCGGAGGAAAATAAGATGGCAGTTCATCATGGTAAGGAAGGACAAGTCGCAATTGGCGGAACAGCAGTAGGAGAGTTAACATCATTCACTATTGAAACAACAGGGGATGTAGTTGAGTCAACTAAAATGGAAGATGGAGCAAAATCTTTTATAGCTGGTAGAACATCTTTTTCAGGTACTTTAGAAATGCACTTTGACGAGACAGATAGTGGTCAAACACAATTAACTGCTGGGTCAAGTTTAACTTTTAAATTACTACCTGAAGGAAGTTCATCTGGTGACAGAAAATTTGAAGGTGCTGGTATAGTTACAGGAATGTCTGTAAACCAACCTTTAGATGGAGTAGTTGCTAGATCTGTGACGTTTCAAGGCACTGGTGCTTTAACAATAGGAACAGAATAATAATTTATGTCTATTCTTAATAGAGCTAAATCTCACTTTGAGAGTTTAGGAGTACAATCTTTAGAGGTTGAAGAATGGCCAGATGATAGTGGTAAACCCACAATTATTTATTGGAATCCAATAACACTAGCAGAAAAAAAACGTCTATTTGAAAGATCAAGTAATATTAACGATGTAGGTTTGTTAGCCGATATTGTTATTATGAAAGCTCTTGATAAGGATGGAAACAAAATATTTAAATCAGAAGATCGATTAGATATAATGCATAAAGTAGACTCTGATGTCCTTGCAAAAATTTCAACTGCAATGGTTCAAGTCATCACTCCATACGAGTCAAAAAAAAAGTAAATACTACCCCTGAACTCCGAAATATGTTAGTAATTGCGGACAGGCTAAAAATAACTTTAAAACAAGTATTAGAAATGTCAGAAGCTGAATATAACACTTGGTTAGGTTATTTGATGCTAGAACAAGACGAATATAATAGAAATAGAAAAATATAATGGCACAGAATTTAGTACTTAATATTCTAGCAAAAGATAAGACTAAAGTAGCTCTTCAAGGAGTTCGTAATGGTCTTAATAATTTAAGAACTGCTGTGTTTTCATTACAATCAGCTATTGTTGGTATTGGTGGTGGTCTAGTAATAAGATCATTAACAAAGGTAGGATCTGAGGTAGAGGACTTAGGTGTAAGATTTAATTTTTTATTTGGTAATGTAAAAGAGGGAACTAAAGCATTTGATAACTTAATAGGTTTTGCGGCACGAGTACCTTTTTCACTTCAAGAAATATCAGCGGCATCAGGTAACTTGGCAGTTGTGGCCAAAGATGCAGATGATCTAACTCGTATATTAAAAATAACAGGAAACGTTGCGGCAGTAACAGGATTAGATTTTAGACAAACCGCAGAGCAAATACAGAGATCATTTGCTGGAGGTATAGCGGCCGCAGATGTATTTAGAGAAAGAGGTGTTAGAGCTTTATTAGGTTTTAAAGCTGGTGCTACAGTTACTGCGGAAGCTACTATAAAAGCCTTTGAGGATACCTTTGGTGAGGGAGGAAGGTTTGGTAAAGCTACTGAGGTTCTTGCTACTACATTCACTGGTACTCTATCGATGTTACAAGATAAATTATTTAAATTTAAATTAGAAACAAATAGAGCTGGTTTTTTTGATTTCTTTAAAAATGCACTTGTAGTTATAAATAAAGGGATAGAGGATAATGCAACAGCTCTGTCTAATTTTTCTAAAGCAGTTGGTGAGGGTTTAGTAAACTTTATAAAACAGGCATTGTTAGGTGGTGCGGCTTTACTTGATTTGCTAAGACCTATTTTTCAAACAGTTGCAATAGGTATTGGTGGATTAATAGATGTAGTTAAAGGTTTGCCACCAGGTATTAGAGAGCTTGGTATAGTTGGCTTTCTGATGCTTGGAAGAACAGGCAAAATAGCCATCGTTGGTATATTAGGATTATTAAAAGCTATCGGAGTTGATCTAGATAAAATAACAAACAGCATTTTTGGAGCAACTAAACAAACTGAAGAGTTTGGCCCAGCTATGAAATCAGTAAATGAGTTTATAAAAAAAATAGAAGAAAATATAATTGTATCAAAAGAGCAGTTAGCAGAACTTCAAAAAGAACTTAAAAAAGTAGAAGACTCTGCTGAAAAAACATTAGTTTCTTTTGCAAAAATAAAAGACACAATTAAAAACCAAATTAAAAAAGATTTAGAAGCTGTGAATGACACTATAGGTAAATTTATATTAGGTGGTGTTAAATCATTCTCAAGAGCTTTAGCTGAAGCAGTTGTTCTTGGAAAACAATTAAATATGACACTAAAAGAATTAGCTCAAAAATTATTAGTAGATATTCTTGCATTTACTATTCAAACAGTAATTCAAAAACAAATAGAATTATTTTTAACAGATATGAGTTTAAAAAAAGAAGAGGATAAGTTAAAAGTTTTTAAAGAGCAAGGAAAAGAACTCAGAAAAAACACTGGATTAGGTTTAGTAAGTTCAGCTTTATCTTTTTTACCAGGTTTTGCACAAGGTGGTGCGGTTGGAAAAGGAAGGCCTATAATGGTTGGTGAGAGAGGCCCAGAACTATTTATACCAAACTCAACAGGGCAAATAGCACAATCTGCTAGAGGTATGGGAAGTGGATCAGCAGTTGTTAATTTTAATATAAATACAATAGACTCAAGAGGGTTTGATCAAGCATTAGTCGAAAATAGAGGAACTATAACATCAATAATAAATAATGCTTTAGCAGAAAAAGGTAGAGGAGAGTTAATTTAATGTCAGGTTCATTTCCAATATCTAGTGCCGCTTTTGAAACAATGGGTATTCAATCGAAACAGAATACAATAATTTCAAAATCTTTATCAGGTAAAAAACTTTCAAGACAAATAGATAATCAAAGATTTGGATTTACTGCATCTATTATTGTTGGAAAACGATCAGACATATATGGTGAGCTTATGGCTTTTATTGTAAAGCAAAGATCAGCAAAAGAAAATTTTACAATTATCCCTCCAGAGGTTGAGGATGCTAGAGGTGATGAAACAGGAACTCTAGCAGTTAATGGAAGTCACACCGCTGGTGATACTACAATTGCAATTGATGGTTTTGCTGGGGATGGAGCTGGAAGGTTAAAAGCTGGTGATTTTATTAAATTTAATGGACATACTAAAGTCTATATGATTGTAGCAGATGTAACAAGTTCATCTAATGCGGCTACAGTTACAATAGAGCCACCTTTAGTTTCAGCTTTGGCAAACGATGAAACTGTTAGTTATGACAATATACCTTTTACAGTTCATCTAACTAATGACATTCAAGAGTTTGGTGTTGTTGGTGCAGATAAATCTGGAAATTTATTATATAAATTTGAAATAGATGTCGAAGAAGCAATATAAAATTAAATATTTTATGAATGCTGATATTTTGGCAGAAGAGATAGTTGAGGCAGAAAATATAGATGTAGATAATCTTGATCTGAAAAAACATGATTTTCCATCAAAAAATGCTGACTACATAGTGAATGGTGATATAAAGGTTATTAGAAAAAGTATAGAAGATTATGGCGAGAACATTAACAACAGCAGTAAAAAATGAATTAGCGGCAAATGAGATTAGACCTGTCCATCTCATTACTATTGGTTTTGGAACACCTGTAAATATAACAGATTGTGGCTTTAGTCTTACATCTTCTATATCAGGTTCAAGTGTAACTTATTCTCCATCATCTTTTTTAGTATCTATTCCAACATTTACAGAAGAAACAGACGTAACAAAAACATCATTACAACTCGCTTTATCTGGTGCAGATCAAACATTTATATCAACTTGTCTTAACGAAAATATAGTCAATGATAGTGTTGATATATTTAGAGCATTACTAGATAGTTCTAATGCTATTATAGCTGACCCTGTATTGTTATACTCAGGCAATATAGATACATTTCAAATTGACGAATCTGAAACAGAATCCACAGTAATATTAACAGTAGTATCTCATTGGGCAGACTTTGAAAAAAAATCAGGCAGACAAACAAACAATAATTCACAGCAAAGATTTTTTAATACAGATGTTGGTATGGATTTTGCAAGTCAAACTGTATTAGATATTAAATGGGGTAGAGCATAATGGGTTTTTCAATAAGTAGAGCATTTAAAAGTGTTACAAAAGTTTTTAGAGCAGTTAAAGCATTTAATTTTTTAGGAAGTATAAATCCTTTTGTAGCATTAGGTGTATTTGCTGTCGGTTGGTTATTCATAAGATCAAGAAAACCTGATGTTCCTGATTTTGGAACTAATGATTTTGAAGAAACTGAAAGAGGAATATTAGTAAATAAACAATCAAATAATTCATCAATACCTGTTGTTTATGGAGAAAGACTTATTGGTGGAACAAGAGTATTCATACAAACATCAGGAACAGATAATGAGTTTTTATATGTAGCTTTAGTATTATCAGAGGGTGAAATAAACTCGATTGAAGAAATAAGAGTTGATGATAAAGTTGTTACATTTTCAGGTGCATTAACAGATAACACTCAGAGAACAGTTGCAAGTTCAGATTCTAATTTTTATAAAGATGGTGTAAGTTATATAACAGTAGAACCACATTTAGGAACAGATGGACAGAGTGCATCAAGTTTATTATCTACATTATCAGGCTGGGGAACAAATCATAAATTATCAGGTATAGCATATTTAGCACTTAGGTTTAAATGGAATCAAGATGTATTTGGTGGAATACCAACTGTTCAAGCTAAAATAAAAGGTAGAAAAGTTGTAACACTTGATGCAAGTTTAAATGAATTATCTGAAACATTTTCTACAAATCCAGCATTTTGTTTATTAGATTATTTAAGAAATGAAAGATATGGTAAAGGTATTGCTACAGCTAATATAGATTTACAAAGTTTTAGAGATGCTTCACAAGTTTGTATTACACAAGTTACACCATTTTCAGGTGGAAGTGATATAAATATATTTGATACAAATGCTGTTCTTGATACATCAAAAAAAGTAATTGATAATGTAAGAGATATATTAAGAGGTTGCAGAGGTTATCTACCTTATGTTCAGGGTAAATATAAATTAGTAATTGAAACAACAGGTACAGCTTCTATATCTTTGACAGAAGATGATATTATAGGTGGATATAGTTTAGCATCACCAACAAAAAATTCTAAATACAATAGAGTGATTGCAACATTTGTAAATCCTGATCGTAACTTCCAAGCAGATCAAGTTACATTTCCACCAACAGATGATAGTGCTTTGGCTACAGCAGATAAACACGCAACTATGAAAACAGCAGATGGTGGATTTTTGTTAGAGGGTAAGTTTGATTTTAAAACTATTACATCACCTTATCAAGCTGAAGAAATGGCAGAGATAGTTCTTAGACGAAGTAGAGAATCTTTAGGTCTTAGTATTGTTGCTGGATTTAATGCTTATCAATTACACATAGGAGATATTGTAAATATAACATTATCTAGTTTAGGTTTTTCTACAAAAGCTTTTAGAGTTATACAAATGACTTTTAATGAAGATTATACAATCACTTTACAATTAGTTGAACATCAAGATAGCCATTATACTTTTGCATCAAAGACACAAGTTGCATCTACACCATCAACTACTTTACCAAATCCATTTGTAGTTCAACCACCAGCATCAGTAACTTTATCTGATACATTAGTTGAATATAATGATGGTACAGTTATTGTTGCTTTAGATGTAGCAATAGGTGTTTCTCCTGATAGTTTTGTTGATTTTTACCAAGTAGAATACAAACTAAGCACAGACACAGATTTTATTATTGGTTCAAGAGGTTCATCATTAACACATAGAATATTGAATGTAATCGACCAAAGAATATATGATGTAAGAGTAAAAGCTGTGAACACACAAGGAGTTAGTTCTACATTTGTTACAGCACAAAGAACTATTGTCGGTGCTATTGCACCACCCTCAGATGTTCAAAACTTTACTTGTAATGTTTCAGGACAAGATGCTCATTTAAGTTATGATGCAATATCGGATTTAGATTTAGCATTTTATCAGATAAGATTTTCTGAAAAAACTGATGGTACTGCTGAATGGTTAAACTCTGTAAATCTTGTAACAAAAGTATCAAGACCAGCAACATCAATTACTGTTCCAGCAAGAGTTGGAACTTATTTAATAAAAGCTGTAGATAAATTAGGTAACTTTAGTTCTAATGCAACAGCAGTAATATCTAATGTTGTTGGTGTAGAAAACTTTAATAATATAACAACTGTAAATGAACACCCAACATTTGCTGGTACTAAAACAAATGTATCGTTATCAGATGATGCTATAATACTTAATTCAAGTGAATTATTTGATGCGGCTTCAGGATTATTTGATGCTAATACTACTAGATTTTTTGACTCTGGTGTTGCTAATGCTGACTTTTTATCATCAGGCACTTATGATTTTGAAAATGTAATAGATATAGGTGCAAAACATACAGCAAGAATTACAGCATCTCTAACTCAATCTGCTAGAAACCCAGACGATTTATTTGATAATAGATCTGGTAATTTTGATTCTGGTAAATCTAATTTTGATGGAGACACACCAGCTAACTGTGATGCTCATTTAGAAATTGCAACTTCAGATGATAATTCTACATTTACATCTTTTCAGACTTTTGTTATAGGAAACTACACAGCAAGATATTATAAATTTAGACTTGTTTTAACTTCAAGTGATTTAGCTTCTACTGCTGTTGTGTCAGAAGCTACAGTAACGATTGATATGGCTGATAGAATTTTTAGTGGAAATGATATAGTTTCAGGTACATCTACAAAAACTGTTACATTTACTACACCATTTAAAACAACAAGTTATGCAGTTGGTATTACAGGAGAGAATATGGCTACAGGAGATTTCTTTACAGTATCAAATAAAACTGTTAATGGTTTTGATGTATTGTTTCAAAATTCAAGCGGAAGTAATATTTCAAGAACTTTTGATTTTATTGCAAAAGGATTTTAAAAGGAGTATAAGAAAATATGGCTCAACATGACATGAATATTGCAAACCAATCTTTTCCTGATTTCAGGACAGATTTAAATAATGCTTTATCAGCTTTAAACACAATGCACTCAGGAACAAACAGACCTAGTGGTGCGGCTGTCGGAACTCTCTGGTTGGACACAACAAATTCAGGCTCAAATAGCTTAGAACTTAAATTTTTTGATGGCTCAGATGATATTTCTTTTGCTACAGTTGATACTTCAGCAAACACAATAAACTTTATAGATAGTGCTGTTGCATCAGATTTAGTCAATGATACCTCTCCTCAACTCGGTGGAGATTTAGATACAAATTCTTTTAATATAAAAATAGATGATGCTCATTTTATTGCAGATGATGATGGAAACGAACAAATAATATTTCAAAAAACAGGGTCAGCAGTAAATGAATTAGAAGTTACAAATGCGGCAACAGGCAATCCACCAATTTTAGGTGCAAGTGGAGAAACAAATGTAAGCTTACATTTAAAACCAAAAGGATCAGGTGAAACAATTATAGGTTCAGGTGGTGCATCTGCAACTTTAACAACAAGTGGTGCATACGATTTAGTTCTTGATACAAATTCTGGAACAAACTCAGGAAATATTACAATAACTGATGGTGCAAATGGAGATATAAATATTACAACAAATGGAACTGGTGCAATTAAATTTAACGATCTTGCTCTTATTCCTCAACAAGCTTTAACATCATCATCAAATGCTGTTGCATGGGATACACAGGCAAAGCCAAACGCATATCATTTAACAACAGAAAATACGACTTTTGGTGTACCAACTAATCCTGTTGAGGGTGCTTTTATATCATTAGAAATTAATTATGATGGCTCACACACAATAGCATTTAATACTGTATTTGAATTTGCGGCTTCAACTGCACCAACATTTACTTCAACAGATGGTAAGACAGACATATTAGTATTTAGATACAATGGTGCTGTATGGCAAGAAGTAGGTAGAACATTAAATTTAAGTGAGAGTTAAGATATGTATGCAATAGTAGAAGATAACAAAATAAAACAAATTATTACAAATCCAAAAGCTATGGTAATAGAAGATGTAAGATACCCAGCTAAAATATTTCAATTATGGTCAAAGTCAGAACTAAATAACATAGGTATCTATGAGGTAATTACAGATTCAACAAATAAAAAAGATGAAGCATACTACATAAATACTAATGAAGAATATAATTTTGCAGATAACCAAGTTACAAGATCATGGGGAACTGCTACACCAAAAAGATTAGAAGATGAAGATGCTGTAGATGAAGATGGCGAAAATATTTTAGATGATGATGGCAACCAAGTAATTAACTATGGTTTAAAAACAGAGAAGAAAAGAATTATAAAACAACAAGCATCAGGATTGTTAGCACCAACAGATTGGTATGTTGTAAAAGCTACAGAGGTTGCAGATTATGATGTACCTGAAAACATCACAACATTTAGAGCAAATGTTAGAGCAAAATCAAATGAAATGGAAACTCAAATAGATGCTTGTACTAATGTTGATGAACTTAAAGCATTATACGAATACACAAGACAAGAAGATGGAACAACAACAAGACCACTAGCAGAATTTCCAGAGGAGATTTAATGCCACTAATACTTGGAACTAACTCCATAAAAGATACAGGCTATGATGTAGCTAACTCATGTAGATTTAATGATGGAAGTAGTGATAGTTTAAATAAAACACCAAGTAGCAATGGAACACGAACAACATGGACTTTTTCTATTTGGCTTAAAAGATCAAGCACATCAACATCAGGACATCAAATATTTGATGCTTCTCCAACACCAGGATCAGATGAAAGTAAAATATATTTTTATAATGATTTTTTATATTGGAAACAAGAAATAGGAGGAGGAGGTGCTGATGGCTATTTAGTTACTAATAGAAAATTTAGGGATGTTAGTGCCTGGTATAATATAATATGTCAATGGAATACAACTAGTGGAACTGAAAGTGAAAGAATGAAAATTTTTGTTAATGGTGTACAAGAAACTTCATTTAGCACAGCTAATTATCCAGATCAAAATAGAGTAAGTTATATAAATAGCACTAATAATCATTATATAGGTTCTTCAGGTGGCTCAGCAAGTTTTTTTGATGGTTACATGACAGAAATAGTTTTTGTAGATGGAACTGCACTAGACCAAACATCATTTGGAGAATTTGATTCTGATAGTCCTAACATATGGAAACCTAAAGATGTATCAGGATTAACATTTGGGACAAACGGATTTTATTTAGACTTTGAAAATGCAAGTAGTCTAGGTGCAGATGTATCAGG